AAAAGCTTCGGCAAAAGAAAGCGGAGTAACTTTAGGTTCTGAATTATTAGGAGCATTGAAAGGTCCTGGAGGGTTGGCTCTTGGAATTGCTGCTGTAACTACTGCAATAACGTTTGCTGAAATTGGTTTTTCAAGATGGATTAATTCAAGTAAAGATGTTTCAAGCGAATTAGGGCATTTAAAACAGGTTATATCAGAGTTATCTGTTGAAACTAAAAAATCAAAAATTGATTTTGATAATTACATGGACTCTCTCGATAGAGTAAAAGAAATAGGGACATTAGATATAAGATTAAATATAACTGGTATTAGTGCTGCTGACGATTATAAAAGGAAATTAGCTGAATTACAATTACAAAAAGATACACTTTATGAAAAAATAGCTGGAGGGCTATTTGTTTTAGGACCTGGAGTTGGTGAAGGTGCTATGCTTACTTTACAAAAGGAAGAAGAAAAGTTAAATCAATTATATAATACCGTAATATCAACAAAACCTGCTCGTGTAACAAATACACTTTTTGGGGAGGGGAATGAAGCATTTTTAAAATTCGAAAAAATAATAAATTCTTTTGGCGGATTAGAAAATGCTTATTTGGCTACAGAAGATCAACTTTCTTCTTTAGATGATGAACAAAAAGTAGCGGTACAAGCATATGGTGCGCAACAAAAAGTAGTACAAGACGCATCAAAAACTTTACAAAATTATAGAAACCAATTAGCATTAACTGGTAAACAAATAGATGTAACTAAACAAATTGAAAAAGATAGAATTGCTCAATTACAAAGTGAAAAACCAACAATTGATAAATTAATAGCAAAATTAAGAGAAGATTTAAAAGATCAAATAAATATAGGTACATCATTTAATGAATCAACATTAAGTGAACAAATAAAATTGATTGATACAGCAATAAGAAAATTAATATCAGATTTCAATGTACCAACAAGTGATTCAAGAATAATAAATTTACAAATAGAATTAGATGCACTTAAAGAGAAGAAATTTTTAGAGGACATTAATAATTCATTCAATAAAGCTCAATATGATATAAATCAAATTTATTTAAGTCCAAATTATGATGATACTTCAATAAAAGAGCAAATAAAATTAGTTGATTCGGCAATAGATAAAATGAAGTCATTAGAACTTCAATATGGTATGCTTGCCCCAACATCATTTTTTGATTCATTAAATAAACAATTAGAAGCATTTAAACAAAGTCTTGCTGAAACAAAAGAAATACCAGTTGTTGATATATCATTACCTGATACTCAAAATCAATTAAAAGAATTTAAAGATTATTTAGTTAAATTTCGTGTTGATTTAGCTGAACAAATTGGAGCACTTATAGGAGAGGGATTATATAGTGTTATAAGTGGTCAAACTGATGGTTTAGCATCAGCATTTCAAGGTTTATTTCGTTTATTTGGTAATGCTGTTATTCAATTAGGTGAATATGCTATAATGTATTCAGATGCAATAATTAAACTAAAAGAAAGTATAATAGCAGCAGCAGGTCCTTCGGGTATATTAGTTGGTATAGGATTAATTGCACTTGGTACTTTAATTAATGCTGCAGCATCAGGTATTGGTAAAGCAGGAGCATTTGCAGTTGGTACCAATTATGCTCCAGGCGGTATGGCTTTGGTAGGGGAGAGAGGTCCTGAGATGGTATCGCTTCCAAGGGGAGCAAAAGTTACACCGGCAGCACAGACAGCTCAAATGATGGGAGGAGCAATGCAACAGGTGGAAGTATTTGGAGTATTGAGAGGTCAGGATATTTACTTCAGTAATAAAAAATATTCACAAACTTATAGACGCACAACCTAATGGCTTATAATATAAAATATTTCGGTCAATTTGATTCCTTTAAAGATGAGGATTCAATGAAATTTGAAGTTCAGATATTTCAAAAGGATTATGAAGGTACAAAGACTGAAATATTGCTTTCAGGCGTTCCGGCAGTTCATGACTGGCAAGATGATGAAAGGAATAAACCAATAAAAGGATCAACATTAAAAGTTGGAATTATTAATAATGGTGTTGTAAATCTTGAATCATTTTATAGTAATTATGATGATGAGTTTAAAGTTAATTTATGTCAAAGATTAAATGCTTCAAGAAGTGGAAATATTGCTCCATATTATGATGGCTCAAGCTTAACTGGATTAACATTTTACCATAGTTCATTTGATAATTTGAATTTATCTATTGGTCAAACTTTTGAAGTAACTGATCAATTATATTTAAGTGGAACTTATACTGTTGCTAATATAATTAAGTATGAATTTAATGATGTTATTATAACGGTTGAAACTTTACCTGTATTTTATGAAGCATCAGGATATCTTAACTTTTTGGATTATAATGTTCTTTTTACAGGATATATCGTTCAAGATGAATGTGCAGAGTTATTGACTTTCTTTAATCATGAGATTACCATTACGGCAACAGATATGCTTGGCACTTTAAAAGATATAACTCTTGATGAGGCAAATAATCTTTATGGCAGAGCTACAAATATTGATGCTATAACTTTTAATGCACTTGATACTGTTTATTTATATACAACTGATTCAAGAATATCTGTTTTAAAAGCAGGAGACAGGATTATATTTTCAGGTTCTGCTTATGATGGAGAAAAGAAAGTTTTAAGTTTAACTTATGATGTTATTTTTGGTTACAAATTATTAATAGACAATAGAGGATGGCCAAGTTTTAGCAGTATTGATTGCAATGTGACATATTTCGAACCAATTGATTTGTCATCATGGTGGCCATTAAGCACATTTTTTAGAATATGTTTACAAGCCACAAAATTGCAATTAGATACAAATGTAATATCGCAATTTTTTGATGTAAATGGGGATACATCAAAATTCATAGAATCAACTGGAGTTTATGGGACTACTTTTTTAAATAGTGGAACATATATGAGTTGTTATGATATTCTTGAAAGTATTCTATCAAGATTTAGAGCAACATTATATCAATCAAAAGGTCAATGGTGGATAATTAGAGTAAATGAATTGTTTAATAATTATACAAGTGGATTCCCTGCGTATATATCATTAACAGGATATAAATACAATGTAGATTTTGATTATATAGCTCCAGTAAATATATCTGATTATTCAAAAAATATAAATATAAACCAAATGGAAAACGGTGTTATAAAAAGCATCGAAAGACCAATTGGATATGTTAAAGATACTTTTCAATATAAGCAACCTGATTCGTTATTGAAAAATGCAAATTTGCAAGAATTGGGATCTTTATTAAACACATATACTACTGGTAGTGGAGAATCTTTGCAATATATTTATGAATATGAATTACCGTATTGGCAATATTATACAGGTAATACAGTAAATGCAAATAAATTTATAAGGATAGTAAAAGATTTAGATAATGTTGAAAAAGAAAGATATATTGTATTAGCTGGTGATGATGTCCAGCCATATCCTTACGCTGCTTTACAATCAAATGATATTTATGTATCAACAGGAGATAGAGTTTCATTTACTGTTGAATTTAAAACAAAAGTAGGTATAACTGCAAATGTACTTTGGGGAGAAAATCAATATTATATAATGGGTACAGTATTAGTCAAAAATGATACTGATACTTATTATTTAAATAAAGATAATGGATGGGAAGCTGTAGTTAACTATGATAATGATCCTCAAGTAGTATTTAATTATCCTGATGGAACATCAGAATGGCATACATATTCAATAAATACTAATTCTATACCTATAAATGGTGTTTTAAATATTTTCTTATTTACTCCTAAATATGGAGATCTTCCTCCTTATGAAGAAATATATTTCAAAAATTTAGATTTTAAAACAGAAAATTATTTATCAGGATTAGGTAATGTAATAGGGCATAGTCATTTATATAAAAACAACATATCACTTAATAATATAATTGAAAACGATATCATAATTGATACATCTTCATCTATTAATATTTCAGGTACATTGCTACTTGATAATATAACAGATTTGGTAAGGAACAAATCTCAGTATTGGGCTTATACTATACCAGGTGGTGGATTCACAGGATATGGAACACTTGGCTCAAGGATAACAGCAGAGGATTTAATGATGAGATATAAAGCTCGTTATAAATATGAGGGAAACCTATTGAACGTATTTAATCCATTCCCTGGAGATTATATAATTGGACCTGAGACAATTTTTAGTTTTGAGGATCAAGGATTGAATATTTTCTTCATATTCGGCAAATTATCAATAGATTATAAGAATGGAAATGCTGATTGTTCAATGATTTTTATAGTTGATCCTAATGATGATATAATCAATATTTACGATAATTATTTGTACGAATTTAATTATCTTTACGAAAACAACTAAGTAGATGGCAATGGTATATGGACAGGATGTTGTTGTGTCAATTTATAACTCAGGCACATCTACAATGACGCCAATTGGTTGCGCAAGGTCATGTACTTTTGATATTTCAAGAGATACCATTGAGACATCATCAATTGGCAATGGTCAATTCAGGACATATATATCAGGTCCAATAAGTTATTCAGGTACGATTGAGGGCTTGGTTTTTTTAGGTGATACATTGGATAGCAATGCAATATTGGGGATGGGAGTTTTATATGATTATATGATTACAGGAAATGAAATTATTCTTAGTTTTTACGAAATAGATATTGATAATAATTATTTGCAAAAATCTTTAAATGTAATTTTTGAATCTATTTCAGAAACTGCATCATTTGATAATGTTGCAACATTTACAGCTAATTTTAAAGGTACTGGATTACCAACAATAACTCATGGAACGACTTAAAATTATTTTTATTATCGCTTTGGCGATATTTTTTTGCTTAGATGCCTCGGCTCAGCAATATACTCCGATGACAGCTGCAGGTTATCAGATGAAGCGTATAAAAGCTGACTCTACTCTACATATTCCTTCTTTTTGTGGAATACCATCACTTCGCAATTCAACTGCTAAAGATGGCGCAATTGCGATGGATACCTGCAACAATAAACTATACAAATGGACAAATCAGGCAGGTTGGAGTGAGATAACAGGAGGTTCAGGTGGTGGCGGTGGAACCGTTACAGAAATTCAGACAGGATATGGCATAAATGGAGGACCAATAACAGGCGTTGGTACATTGACAGCAGATACGGCAACATTATCGACAAAATATTTGAGAATAAGCGATTATTCAGCATTTGATAGTACAAGTATTTCAAACAGGATAAATCTTAAACTTAATATAAGTGACTCAGCAAATATGCTCAGTCCATATTTAAGAAAAACAGATACTGCAAATCAATGGGTATCATCAGTAACTCAACCAAGTTCATCTATCATTCGAGTTGTAAAGGGATCCACAACAACTGATTTGACTATTGGTGGTTCAACATCAATAAGTGATACTGCAAAGGTTGTCATTGCGAAGGTTCACAATGCTGAGACAACGACATTGACAAGAGGTACGGTAGTCTATTTGTATGGTTCGAATGGAGATGTAGCGTCAGTAAAAAGAGCAAATAACAAATCTGATGTGACTTCTTCAAAAACATTTGGATTTGTAAGAGCTGATATTGCCTCCGGTGATACTGGTTATGTGACTACTCAGGGACAGATTGATAAACTTAATCTTGGTGCATATACATCAGGAGATGTTTTATGGCTTGATAGTTTGGATGGACAATTTACTAAAAATAAGCCATCAGCTCCATATCATCTTGTGTTTTTAGGCGTAGTAGAACGTGCAAATAATGGCAACGGATTGGTTTATACAAAACCACAAAACGGATATGAGCTTGATGAGATACATAATGTTGCAATAAGTGGTATTATCAACAATAATATTTTAGTCTATAGTGATACGCAATCACTTTGGAAAAACCGTTCAATTTATTCTGTTGTTGATACAGCAAATAAGATTGCAACAAAGTCAAATGTTAATTTAAAAGTGAACATCGCAGATACATCAACAATGCTTACTAACTATCCAAGAGGAACAGGATCAACAAATACAATACCTTATTGGATATCATCAAGAACGTTATCATCAAACTCAAATTTTACAATTGATCCATCAGGACCTAATATTTTCGTATCAACTACAGGTCTTAAAAGCAATATAACTCCATTATATATAAGTCATTCAGCAACAGGAATCGGAATAGATGCTTATGCTCAATTAAGCACAAGTGCATTAAATATTCCAAGAGTTTTTATTCATGATGGGAATAATAGTCAGGAAGCTATTTTAAATGCAAATAAGTTGTCTTTTACAACCACATCAAGCGGAACACTATCAATTGTGGCTCCTGCTCCAATAAATTCAAACAGAACGATAAATATTCAGGATGCAAGTGGGACATTGATGTTGCAAGGAGATACAGTTTCACTTTCAAATAGAATAAATTTAAAGGCTAATTTATCCCAAGGCACTTATTCATTTTTAGCAAATAATACCAATGCTACAGCGAATATGGCATCTACACCATTTAAAGATGTTAGTGGTTCATATACAGGTACATTAACTTGGACTGGTGGTACTGCGCCAACAGGTTTGACAAACGCAACATATCAATATACTCAGATAGGTAAACAAGTTACATTAAGAATACATTTACAATATACGAGTGCAGGAACATCAAATACTCGTATTCAAATACCATTCATTTCAGATTTTCCAACACCAGTTGTGCCAACAGGCTTATCATCAACAACAGATGTATTATATTATGGTACTGGCGTTTTTGGTAATAGCAAAATAAACTATACATCGGCTGCAAATGCTATTGTTTTTTTAAGAGGCACAGGATCTGGAAGTGAAATTGTCATTGATAGAGCAGCAGCTGCCGGTCAATATGTTTATGCGACAATTCAATATTTCACAAATGCAACTTATTAATTTATGATACAGATAACTTTAAAAGCAAAGCACTATTATTACATAGTGAGATTTTTGAAAAATTATTCGCTTGAGCAGTATTTCAGTTTGTTCAGCAGAATAGCAATAGCGTTGAATGGCAATACAGATGATGAAGCAGAGTTTTCTGTGACTGCATCGGTTGAAGAGATTGTTGCCATTTATAAGATTTTGACTATCCTTCCTGAAGGTCAGGCAAACTCTATAAATGTTGAGATGGCTGCGATGCTTCAATCTGAAATTCAAAACGGAGTAACAGTAGAATTAGGATCTGCAATTGAGAATGGTCCTTGGCAAATGCTTGGTGCAGCACTTACGCAAATTAGAACAGAAAATACACTTGCAAGACTTGCAGATATTCAAACAGGAAAAAATCTATTGACAAATGAGTAACCATTTCACTACTAACGACATTGGAGCAGGATTGACTTCAATATTGTCTATGGCATCAGCCTCATTCGCAGTTATAACAGTTGACGGCGTTCATTCTGTAATGTCTCTTTTTAGCTCAGGGGTAGCCATTGTGAGCGGACTATTGTCTGCGATTTATTTTTATCGTGCATCAAAAAAATTAAAATGAGAAGATTATTTGAAAACATTAGTAAGACTGATATACGCAATATTATTAGCGTGGTTATTGTATTTGGTTGCTTTAGCCTACTGGGTATTATGCTTCTTAGGTCGATACCTGTGGATAATAAAGACATTGTTCTGACGGCACTTGGCTTTGTGTTTGGTAGCGGAATGAGTGGAGTTACTGGATATTATTTTGGATCAACAAAAAACGATAAGAATGAAAAATAAGATTTTTGCAGGAATTGTAGTCACAATTCTTTTGGCGTTTGTGACAATAAATTACAATTGCATAAACTTGCCATTGACGCCATACCATTATCAGACATTATCTGAAATGCCAAAAGATATTCAGAATACAACGTTCCCTTTGGCTGATACTGTTCGTAATATGGATAATATGCCGTATTCTGTTGGGTTGAATGGTCAGCCAAATGTGAATACTGATGCCGGAACTGCTCTTGGGAGAGTGTTGTTCTATGATGTAGATTTAAGCAAAAATCGCACAATAAGTTGTGCATCTTGCCATAAGCAAGAGTTTGGGTTCTCAGATACGGCAAGATTTAGCAAAGGCTTTTTAGGAGGTCTTACCGGCAGAAATTCAATGGGATTGGTTCACGTTAGATTTGATAAGGCAATTGTGATGTTTTGGGATGGAAGAGCAAAAGATGTTGAGACACAAGTTACTCGTCCAATTAGAGATGCTGTAGAAATGGGGATGAGTGCTGCCAATACAAATAATCATCAATGGGATACAATCGTTAAAAGAGTATCATCTAAGACATTCTATCCAACCTTATTTAAAAACGCATTTGGAAGCACATTAATCGACTCACAGCGTATTGCCTTGGCATTAGCTCAATTTGTTCGTTCAATCAATTCTTACGGCTCTAAATGGCGCAAAGCGGTAGATGCTTGCAATTGCAATCCTGCAGTTGCTCCTTTAACTCCTTATGGATTCACAGCACAGGAGCAATTGGGAAGAGATTTGTTTATGGATATAAACAGAGGAAATTGCCAGGCTTGTCATACTCGAAATATATTCGTTCCACAAGGTGCGCAAAATAATGGTGCTGATGGTTCTATACTTGCCGGTGGTAAATGGAAATGGACGGCATGGACGACAAGAGATGACTATAAAGGTAAAGATTCAGGTTTTGGAGGCACACTTGCTTATGGTCGTGCATTGACATTGCGTGATTCAAACCAAATGAAGCTGAATATGGGAAGGATGAAGGTTCCATCTCTGATAAATGTTGGTGTAACTGCTCCTTATTTCCATGATGGCAGATTTAAGACATTGGATGAGGTAATAAACTTCTATTCTGACTCTATTAAGAATAACGATTACAATACACTTTCATTATTCTTCAGAAAGTTTGATCCAAGTGTACCAGGTGCGCCTAATAATGTTCAAAATCAGGCAATAATTGATACAGCAGCGGTAAGAACAATACATTACTCAACAACAGAGAAAGCTGCCTTAAAAGCGTTTCTATTGACACTTACTGATTCATCTTTGGTTCGTGATCCAAGATACTCAAATCCATTCTGTAATTAATGACACCAAGTCCAAAAGCAATAAAACTTATTAAAAAATATGAAGGATTTAGGTCTGATAGTTACCTATGTCCGGCATCTGTTGCAACAATTGGTTTTGGTTCAACCATGTGGCCTGATGGGAAGAAAGTCAAGCTTGGACAAAGAATATCAATGGAGGAGGCTGATAAACTTTTGATGTGGGAACTTACCAATAAAATAAAAGCTCTTCCAAAACTATCTGTCAATCAGAATATGTTCGATTCCATTTGCTCATTTATTTACAATTGTGGAGTCGGTGCATTTTTGAGGTCCACGATGTACAAGAAAATAAATGTCAATCCTTTTGATCCAACAATTCGAGATGAGTTTATGAGATGGATTAATAAAGGAAGCGCATTTGAGAATGGAATGAGAAAGCGCAGAAAAGAGGAAGCTGATTTGTATTTCACACCGTATGAACAAGAAAGCCAAGACGCAACGTAAACGGCTTTTTTTTGATATAGAGACTTCACCAAATATTGGATTATTTTTCGAAGCAGGGTATAAAAAGAATATCGGATACGAGTCTATATTAAAAGAAAGAGCAATCATTTGCATTTGCTACAAATGGGAAGACCAAACTGAAGTCGGTTCACTGCATTGGGATTCACATCAATCAGACAAAAAAATGTTGGAGCAATTTATAAAGATTGCAAATTCTGCTGATGAACTTGTTGGGCATAATGGCGACAATTTTGACATTAAGTGGATTCGCACAAGATGTCTTTTGCATAAAATTGAGATGTTCCCGACATACACCACAATTGACACATTAAAGGTCTCCAGGTCGAAATTCAAATTCAATAGCAACAGACTTGATTATATTGGACAATTTTTAGGTATTGGTAAGAAGATAAAGACAGATTACTCACTTTGGAAGGAAATTTTACTCAATAAATCGAGTAAACACATGGCATTAATGATAAAATATTGCCAACAGGATGTGAAATTACTTGAGAAAGTTTATAAAAAAATGTCATCGCATATTGCTCCCAAAACTCATTTCGGTGTTATCTTTAAGTCTGATACAAAAGATTGTCCTGAGTGTGGATCAGATGACTACGCAAAGAAGGGAACAAAATTTACAGCAACCGGTTATAAAAGAGTACAATATCAATGCAAGACGTGCCACAAATATTTTACAAGAGCAGAGAAATAGTGGATTTGAGAACATCAATCATATCAACCCTTAATCAATTGCCTCCTGAGGAAGCGATAGCGTTAATAGAGTCAATTTGTAAAGAGTTGAGGCGTAAAAATAGCATCAGAATAAGCAAAAAATGAGTGAAGAAAAAGAACAAGAGTTGCCTGAAGAAGGCATTGTTGAATTTACTTCAACGCCAGAGTATATAGCTTCTGCGTGTAATGCTCTTGCTGCTATTGATGGGATGGACACAGCTATAATGAGTAGAATTGATGAACGAAGAGTGAAAAGAATAAGACGACAATCTTTAAGAATAATTGCTGAATGTATAAATGAACTTTATGAAGAAATATTTGACGATAATACAGACGATTCTGTTGACGATTAGCCTTTTCGGGTGTTACACTCCAAATAAGTCACAAAAGGCTTTAAATAAGGCTTATAATCACTTTCCAAGCGAATTGGCGACATTTACTCGAGATAAGTTTCCTTGTATAGTTACGGATGCCGATACGGTTTATCAATACGATACTTCTTATGACTTTATTGAGGTGCTTTGCCCTGATCAGCAGGATCAAGGAAATGACACAACTTACTTGACAAAAAATGTCAAATCTGTTTTACAGAAAACAAAATATAAAACCATTGGTTTACCTGAAAAGACAAAAACCATAACCATTGTGCAAAAAGTAGAAGATTCTGCGAAAATTCTGATAATGGCTACAGACAATAAGAACTGCGCTGATAAGGTGCAAAAGTTAACTGATAAGATAACAAGTAAAAATAAATGGATAATATCATTTTTGATATTATTTTTAATTAGTCTGATTTTTAATCTCCTTCAATTTACAGGAAGGTCATTTTTAAGTTACTTTAATGCAATAAAATGATAAAAACATTAAAAGCAATAAAAAGGTGGTACGATGGTCATGAACTTGAAGCTTCAGACTGGAGAAGGATTGACGCATTGTGGTTTGAAGTTAAATGCGTTACTCTGACTATACTTGTGGTAATAATTTTATTACTTTTTTTAAATGTTGTTGGAACTTTTGAAGGAACTCCGATATATAAATTGAAAAAGTAGTTATATTTGCAACGTAGTTTTTGATTTTCATTTAGTGTAAGTTTGTTATTAGTTTAATTGGTAAACCGGTTGTTTCTACAATCGGTTTTTTTATTATCTTTATATCTGCTGGTTAAAAGGTACTTAGGGTATTAAGCGTTCGGCGGAAATTTCTATTTCTGCCTCTTTTTATTTCATTTTTAACCTAAACATCTTTATATTATTAGCTTGTCTGTTCTCCATTATCTCTATTTCAAGATCATATTGAGCAGCAGAAATATCAAGAGCCTTCCTGAATCTTTTCATGCTATAGTCCTTCTTGTCCATTTCATTCTTCTGCAAAAATCCTTTCCAATCATCTGTTATTGATGACCAATTTGCAGTCATATCTTCCATCTTGCTCATAAAGTATTCCAGGAACTCTTCTCCAAAAGAAAGTTTGATATGTTTCTTTTTTAACTTTTGGCTGTTATCAACCTCAAGTATGCCATGACGCAAAAAGCATTGAACACAAATGAACATGAAATTGTAAAATTTGTGCCACTCATCATCATCCCAATCATCAAATAGTTTATGTCCAAACTCATCAATTGGTGTATGCTTTGAGTTATAATGTCCAGCAAATTCAAACACTTTTTGTCTTCTCTTTGCGTGTTCAGCATTGGAAGATATTGAGTAGTTTGTTGTGAAAGCTAATTTTGGCGAGTCAGTATAATTTAAAAATAACTCATCCTTATTTTTTTTCTCAATAGTCATCCCTTCTGTGATGGTTGGATAATATCTTTCAAACTCAACATTTTTAGGACAATCCTCAATCACAACTAATTTATCTCCAAGATTAACTCTTTGGAAAGCAAAATGCTTATCAGGTTTGAAATTCTTACCATCTATTCGAACTGTTGGAATCAGATATGATAAAGCCTTAATGAAAATGCCTTTCCCGGTACCACCACCTTTGCTCTCGTCATCTGTCTCTTCTGCAAGTATGGAAGCATAAGGCTTTGCAGGATCTTTATATGAATGTAAAATATAACCAATCAAAGTCTGCGCATAATTGAGTCTATTCTGTTCCATGTCGCAAATCTTTGATAGGAACTGAAAATATTCGCAAAGTGTCTCATCAAACTCTGTATCAATAGTTATATTCCTATCAAAATTTATTTGAGACTTCCATAGCTTCTTATTGAAGTCAGAATATTTGCGTAAAACTATTTTGTCTTTGTCAATAACAACAATGCCATTATTAAAAGCAAAATAAGCCTCATCCTTCGTATCTTTTAATATGTCAGGTGATTTCTTATCGAAAAATTCAAAGAATGAAGAATTAAAAAAAGTTTCGCCTCCCTTATAAAGCAAATCCAATATCTCGTCTTTTGTTAAATGCCTGGTTCCTCCAATCTCATAATCAAAAGTCTCAGGAAGTGAGTAAATATATTCCTTTATGTGCTTTTTTACAATCTCATTTGATACTTCTTCAATGTATCCGTCCTTTTCACGAATAAAAATAAATGAATTAGACCTTTCACTATGGAAATACAAACCAAACTTACTTTTATTTAAAAATTGTTCAAGTTTATACTTGCTGATAGCTAACTTCTTTAATTCTTTTGTATAAGTCACTTTCCAAAATGTCTCAATTCTTTTCGCAAGCTCTTCTTTAACAAAATCAAAATAATTCTGTGCCTCAGCCTGAGTCAACTGAAAATCATTCATGATATACTCAACTATATCTGCATCTTTATGCTGAAAATCAATATATTTCAAAATCTTATTGATGATTTTCATGTCAACAGATTGCTTCTGCTCTCCATATCCGTTGTCTGATAATTTTCTTATCGCTAATTTATAATCTCCATTGCATTCAAGTATTGTGTAAACGCCAAATGGGCTATATCCTTTGTTCTCGAACTGCGAACTGGTTGTAAAGACATAAAACACTTTTTTTGTTGTGTGATAATTTGCAGATGTCTGCGAAGTGGCTCCAGGACGTTTGAAATATATCCTTTCTCCTTTCTGATCTACCTTCGTCCAACCATGACGTTGCAATAATTCTACAATATTAGCCTTTTCGTTATAATCATCCCAAGGAGTCTTTTTGAAATTAGGTCTTTCATTCTCTGCCTCATTTTTAGCAATATCAAAAACCTGATTGAAAGAACGAGCAGCGTTAAATATTGTTTCCCTTTCAGATACGCTAATTAATGGGATTTGATTTCGTGTTGTTGTGACATATCCAACCGTTGGAGGCGCAATCACATATCCACCTTCACCTCTTGTCTCAATCAAAACGCACTCTTTTACGTTTGGATTATTTCTTAGCTCATCAGCATTTGCGTGTCTATTGGCGAGCTTTTGGTTGCCTTCAATAACCTCGCATCTGTAATAAATATGGTATCCATTTGATTTGGTCCTAACGATGTAAAGCTTATTGAATAGTGAAATGTTTGCTCTTTTTATTTCACTTGCAAAATCATCGAAGTTGATGCCATACTTGCAATCAACATCAATAACCTCCAAACCACCAGAGACAGCTCCGCAGACTATAGCTATTCCACTGCATTTTTTATGGCTAAATTTATCTTCTATTTCGTTGGCAGTCATAAGCCTTGACTGGAACTCTTTCCAAGAAAATAACGACTTTTTTGTATTGTCAGTTGGGATTATAGATAATCCATTCGAGATGTAATTGTTCGCTGATTGTATTAATTGCATTTTGTAGATCTTTTAAATTTGTTGTTATTATTGTTGCAAAACCGAATGAAGCTAATTGTTTATGTCGATACTTCTGTAGCTCAGCTACCTTTCCTCTTGGAGTCTTAACTTCAATAAAGACGCAGTAACCGTTCTTGTATGCTGATAGATCAGGGAATCCGTTCTTATTAGTTTGGATATGTTTGACTACATACCAACCATTGGATTCAAGCCATTTTATGATATCAAATTGGATGTCGCTTTCTTTCATCTTGACGAAAATACGACAAAGTGTAGTTTTTCTTGTTATTTACTGCTTTGTAAATATTTTTCTCAATTCCATCCGTAGAAAAAATCCAATGTACTTCTACTTTTTTTATCCTATCCTTTGATTGAAGCCTTGCTCTTGCCTGCCAATAACTGACAGCAGAAAAGTCTATGTTGTACATCACCATACAATCGGCTGTGGATAGATTTATCCCTTCTCTGCCGGATTGGATTTGGGATAGGAACCATCCAGTTTCCATATTTGCAAACTCAGTCACAATTTCAGTGTATGGAATTAAGTTTTTTTTGCAGTATTGTGTAATTACATCGTATTCACCTTTGAATTTATAATACAAGGCTATTTTCTTCCCTTTGTATTTGTCTCCAATATAATTAATCTTGCTATTGTCAATCAGTTTCGTTCCGTTGTCTGTAATGACTGTTCCGCTATACATCTGATGGAGTTTGTTCATCAATTTAACCTCCGTATCAGCCTCAATAACAGCGTTGTCATCTGATGGGTAATATAATACACGATCTCGGCGCAATTTGTGTATTAAATGACTCGTCATTGGGTTTATTCCAATGTAATGGAAGATTTCTTTTACCTCTTCCTTGAATCCTGCTTCTTCCTGAGTATATGATAAAAATAGATGCTTAACCTTATCTTCAATCATATCTTTTCTCGCATTCTTATAGTCAGGGATCTGCCGGTTGAAAAAATACTTAACACCAACCTGGACATAACCAGATTTCACCCATTGATAGAAATTGGAGTGTGGGAAAGGCGAAAAACTGCTGATCCAAAACTGATGGAAGAGCTGAGAGTAGCTTTCAGGCGATGGCGTTCCAGAAAGATAAATTATAGGCTTATTAAAGCAGATTTTCTTCAATTCTATTGTTCTGTCTGATGGCTTTGGGAACTGCCCAATAGAATGAGCCTCATCAACAATAATCAAATCGTAATCGTCATGTATTTTATGTAATTGCTCATAATTTATGACCAACATATCGAATTTATCCTTATAATGCTGATAATCGCCTTCAATTGAACCGATTGCCTTTTTCTTGGTAACAAATAGGACATTTTTAACTTTGCATTTAGCAACAGTCTCCAATGCTGTTAAAGTCTTGCCGGTTCTAACCTGCATCGACAGATAAGCAATCTTATGCTTTTTAATTAATGCGCAAGCTTTGTCGCTGATTTCAATTTGGTAGTCTCTTAGTTTCATTTGGATTTTTTTAGTTGTTCTCTGTACCACTCTGCTCCTTCAATAAAATAAGCTGTTGCAATAGAAGAAGCAATTCCCATACCTGTTGCTGTTTTTTTTATTTCTTCATCTGATATATCAATCTCTTGCTCATACTTTTTCATAGCTTTATTCAATATGCTATGCCAGGTAAGTTTATCTTTGGGAACTTCCCATAACTCATTGAATAAATACTCTATTGATATCATAACTTTAATTTTAGTTGCCGGTGTGGGATTCGAACCCACATCTATGAACATAATGCTCATGCGTTGCCTAATTCGGTATTCATTCCCGATTACGCCAACCGGCACCAACCTACTTACCTTTTGGTTTCGGTTTTGGTTTTGGTTTACCTGGACTGCAAGCCATAAGAATGGATTTTAAAGTGAACTAAAAAGGTGTGTTGTCGAATAGCTCTGCGGTTTTCTTTTCCAAGTATTCCAGCATCTCCGAATCATCCCATGACTCCACTCCTTTGATTTTTATTTTTTGCATCGGAGGAAGACCATTAGGATTGTCTTTTGTGTATGCCCATTTGATGGCTTGGCCATCCTGGTTCAGAAATATGGTTGTTTTCTTTTTGTCACCGACCATTGTGACATTCGGTGTGATAGCAACGGCTCTGTTAAGATCAACATTCGGCAAAGCTTTAAGAAACGATGCAGCGTATCCCGAAGAGTAGTTAAACTGCAAAAACGCCGTTCCGTTCTCATCCTGGATCTCAACTACCCATCTTTTGCCATAGTCCGAATCCTGAACTTTCACGTTTTTAATAAATCCTGTCCATCCTTTGTAAAACTCCTCATAAACAATTTTCCCTTCCTTTGTTGTGCGTTCTTTTGACGCTTCTGTCGGAGATTGAACTCGTCTGCATATCTTACCATCGCTGATGGTTAAGTAAATCGCAGAATTTGATTGTATGGCTCCCATATATTTATCATGGACGGTTACGCCGTCAGCGTTTTATGATGTACAAGCGCAGTCAAATGCTGGGCTTATTTTAGTTAAATCTTGGTCTTTAAATAAATTATTTTTAGCTATATCTCTCATTTGTTTCATAGAAATATCTTCAAAATATTGATATGGTTTCATATTTTCTTCATCTTTTATCCATGGATCTGCTAATTCAGGATATGCAGAAAGTATATTCATAATCGCATTTTTACCTTTCATAAAACATAAAGTGCAATTTCCTAAAATAGATGGTATTTCAAGATTATAAGATTTTTTTGACCAATAATCATTTATAATATCCTTATCTATTTTATTTTCAAATAAAGGAAAAACATCAGTAACAGTCTTCCACATTTTTTTTCTACGCTTTACTCTCAATGGCTCATCATGTCTAAATCCAATAAGATTTTCATATTTTGTAATGCCTTTGCTTCTTAAATATCTTCTTGCTGTTTTTATTTTTAATTCAATTGTACAAAACCTTTTAAAATTATTTGGTATTGCTTTTCTTTTTTGAATTAATTTTTCAAATCCGCCATCATAATGCAATCTTATT